CTTAGCCAATCATGTATGGTCTGCTATTAGTGATGTGATTGTATCAGCACGTAAGGTAATGGATTATGTTAAGTCAATAGGCGATGTATATTCTGAGCGTAATTGTCACATGGAATGGGTTACACCTACTGGATGGTTAGTACAACAGAGTTACAATGACACACAACAGAAGCGTATCAAGACCCACATAGATGGGGATGTAGTATCTCTATCGTTTCCTAAGGATAAGGACATAGTGAACAAGAAAAGAACAGGGTTGGGTGCTAGTCCTAACTTCATTCACAGTCTGGATGCAGCAGCAATGACTAAGACTATTAACAAAGCTAAGACACAGGGCATCCATGACTTTGCTATGGTACATGATAGCTATGGTACTCACAGTAGCCTGATGCCAAAGATGTCTAACATCCTACGTGAAGAGTTTGTTAATATGTATGAACAACATGATGTCTTGACAGAGCTAAGACAACATGCAATAAGAACACTAGGCACTGAGGATATACCTCTACCACCTGAACGTGGTAGCCTAGAACTGAGTAACGTGCTGAAGTCAGACTATTTCTTTGCCTGATTTCTAAAGTTACAACCTAGCCAATCGGCAAAAACAACAACAATCAAAGGAGATAATATGATTGTAATCAAAGGTAATGCAAAGTGGTGTAAAGTATTTGAACCTGATACTCGCTTCAATGAAGATGGTGAGTATTCAACTCAAGTAATACTACCAGAAGCAGAAGCAGCACAAGTTTGTGAACAGCTAGAGGCACTCGTTGATGGAGAGTATGCTAAGCTTGTCAAGGAAAAACCTGCACTTAAGGTTGGACTGTCCAAACGTCCTGTGGTTGAACCAGAAGTAGATGAGAATGGTAACGAGACAGGCAATGTCGTATTCAAGACAAAGCTTAAAGCTCTCATCAGAGGTAAGAATGGTACTAACTATCCTCAGAAAGTTAATGTCGTTGATTCAAAGCGTACCCCTATGTCAGGTAAACAGTTAGTTGGTAATGGTTCTGTTATCAAGGTAGCTGTAGAACCTAACACCTACTACATGCCTAGCAGTAAGCAGGTAGGTGTATCACTAAGACTAAAAGCTTTACAAGTTATTGACTTGGTTGAGCATGGTGTATCAGCCGATAGTCTCTTTGATGAAGAGGATGGGTTCGTTACACAGGCTGTTGAGAAAGACAATAGCTCTGAGTACTTTGAAGATAATCAGGATGGTGCTAGTGAAGGGGACTTTTGAGGAGAGGGTCATCGCTGACCTTGATGAACGTGGCGTGACATATGTGTATGAACCAAGGAAGCTTGCATACTATGTGGAACGTCACTACATCCCTGACTTAGAACTAGGCAAGATGATAGTAGAACTGAAGGGATACTTCAGGCAGGATAGCCAACGTAAGATGAAGGCTATCAAGGCACAGTATCCAGACCTTGACATACGCTTTGTATTTCAGAAGGCAAGTTCTACTATCCAAGGTGCTAAGAAAAGAAAGGATGGTAGTAAGATGACCTGTGAAGAATGGGCAGATCGTAATGGTTTTATATGGGCTGAAGGAACTATACCAAAGGAGTGGTTGTAATGACACCTCAAGAAATTATAGATAATGAACTTTTCATAAATAGTGTTGAGAAGATATACATGAATTGGAGTAAGGAAGACTTAATATTAGAAATCTTTAACTTCATGTCAGTAGAAGATTATAAAAAAGTGTTACGTGATTTCTCTCAAATAGATGAGATAACAGCAGATTTTAAACAGTTTGAAAAAGAACGAGATGAAAGGTTAATGGTACATGGCAATACTTGAAGCACAAGACAAGATGGTAACTGAGATTGAATCAGAAGTAGATGTTCAGGTTAATCTAAACCATGATGGACTTACATTCAGTTTGTATATAGATGAAGAACATTTTAATGATGATGTTACTTGGGACTTAATAGCAGATAGTGTGTTAGATGATTACATAGAACACGTTATTACTGATGATGAACTGAAGGACATGATAGATGGTCTTGAATTTTTAGTGAAAGAGTTGAAGGATGCAAGAAGAAAGTAGTGAGTTCATAAGGCATGAAGCCTGTACTCACTGCGGCAGTAGTGATGCTAATGCTTTGTATGCAGATGGTAGTCACTACTGCTTCTCTTGTCAGATTGTAACTAGAGCAGACAATGAACAAGGAGTGATTGCAGTGACAACACAGAAGCCTAACGTAGGTTTTATACCTATTGAGATTAATGCCTTAAGCAAACGTAACATAAATGAGAAGACTGTTAAGCACTGGCAATATGGAATAGGTAACTATAAAGGTACTAAGGTTCAGGTAGCCAACATGTATGATAGGTCAGGTACTCTTCAAGCACAGAAGGTACGCTTTCCTAACAAGGACTTCACTGTTATAGGTGACATCAAGAAGATAGGGTTGTATGGTGAACACCTCTGTCGTGATGGTGGTAAGATGATTACCATAGTTGAGGGTGAGTTGGATGCACTATCACTGAGCCAGTGCTTTGATAACAAGTGGGCTGTAGTGTCTGTACCTCAGGGCTGTCAGTCAGCTAAGAAAGCTGTAGCTAAAAGTCTTGAGTGGTTGTGTAACTATGAGTCAATCATTATTATGTTTGACAATGACGAGCATGGTCAGGCTGCTGCACTAGAGGTGGCTAACATACTACCACCTAACAAAGCTAAGATAGCCAAGCTACCCCTGAAGGATGCCAGTGATATGCTTCAGGCAAATAGACAGGCTGAGTTAGTGGATGCAGTATGGGCAGCTAAGACATACAGACCTGATGGTATCGTAGCAGGTGTTGACTTGTGGGATACTATCATAACTAATGATGATAAATCTTCAGTAGCCTACCCATATGTAGGACTACAGGATAAGACAGGGGGCTGTCGTAAGGGTGAGATAGTCACAATCACGGCAGGTTCAGGCATAGGTAAGTCACAGTTAGTACGTGAGTTTGCTCATGCCTTTATAAAAGAAGGACAGACTATAGGTTACATAGCACTGGAAGAGAACGTAAAGCGTACTGCTCTTGGGTTGATGTCACTTGAATTAAACAAGCCTCTGCATTTGAGGCAGACAGATATACCAGAAGAGGAGTTAAAGTATGCGTTTGAAAAAACGGTGGGCAACGGTGCTGTGTATCTATATGACCATTGGGGTTCCACTGATTCAGACAATCTACTATCTAAGATTAGATACTTGGTTCGTGGATGTGGGTGTGAGTATATTATTCTTGACCATATTAGCATTGTTGTGTCTGGACTTGAGGGTGGAGATGAGAGAAGACTAATAGATAATACTATGACTAGGCTACGTGCTTTAGTAGAGGAACTAAACTGTGGACTACTACTAGTATCACATTTAAAAAGACCTTCAGGTGATAGAGGACATGAGGATGGAGCGCAAACTTCTATGTCACAGTTACGTGGAAGTGCTGCTATCGGTCAGCTATCTGATTTAGTTATAGGATTAGAAAGAAACCAACAAGACAAGGACAATGCACACATCAGTCAGGTCAGAGTTTTAAAGAACAGATGGTCTGGTGATACAGGATTATGTTGTAGTCTTGAGTATGTTCCTGATACAGGACGTATGGTAGAGACAATCTTCAATGAAGACGAAGAGGATGACATAGAATTTTAACCAGTGCGGAGACACGGTATGGATTTAATATTTGATATAGAGGCAGACAATTTACTTGATGATGTTACACAAGTATGGTGTATTGTAGCTAGAGATATAACATGGGATACAGAAAAGGTTTACACCTTTGAACCCCACCAAATAAAAGAAGGGCTTGTGTTCCTATCTAAGGCTGATACATTGATAGGTCATAACATAATTGATTATGACTTGAGAGTATTAAAGAAACTGTATGACTTTGATTACAGTGGTAGAGTAGTAGACACACTTGTGTATGCTAGAACAATATGGGCTGACATAAAAGAGATAGACTTTAAACTACATAAGAGGGGTGATTTCCCACAGGCTCTTATAGGTAGTCACTCTCTGAAAGCTTGGGGATATAGAACAGGAGAACTCAAAGGTGTTTTCAATAGTGGTAGTGAAAGCTTTGCCTCTTACTCACCAGAGATGCTCAGCTATTGTGTACAAGATACAGCAGTTAATGCTAAACTGTATCACAAAATCATGGAGAAAAATTTTAGTCAAGAGGCACTAGACCTTGAGACTGAGATACATACCCTACTGCTACAGCAAGAGGAAAGAGGTTTCCCCTTTGATGTTGAAGCAGCTAAAGAACTGTGGTATAAGATAGCTTCTCGTAGGTCAGAGATTGAGGACACGTTGGTTGAAACCTTTGAGCCTACAATCATAGAGCTAAAGACTAAGACTAAAACTATTCCATTCAATCCAGCATCACGACAACAGATAGCAGATAGATTGATGAGGAGAGGATGGAAGCCTGAGTTGTTTACAGCTAATGGTGAGCCTAAGGTAGATGAGAATGTACTACAAAGTATAGACATGCCAGAAGCTAAGTTACTTAGTGACTACCTGATGTTAAACAAACGTATCGGACAGCTATGCACAGGCAAGCAAGCATGGCTAAAGATGGAGAAGAATGGTAGGCTACATGGTAGAGTTAATCACATGGGTGCTGTTACCTCTAGGTGTACTCACTCTAATCCTAACATGGCACAAGTCCCTAGTGTAGGGGCTGAGTATGG